AAATGTTAAATCTATTTTGATGAAAATTATTAATTAATTCTTGTTGAAAATCATACGGTTGGAATGGCATCAAACCATGATCCAAAGTTACAATTTTAACATGTTTTTGAGCAAAGTAAACAGGATCATTCTTACAGGCCATGAACTCAAGAATTTGTTCCTGAGTAAATTCAATTGGAGTATTTGCTTTTTTTAAATTAGGATTACCAAGATATATTTCACTCATTATAAATTACCTACTTGCATAAAATAAAGGATCACCAGAATCATATTCGGTTACGTCGTAACTAAAAACTTTTGAACCTGGATAAACTTTATTTAATTGTATTTGAATTTCTTTTCTAGATGGTAGTTTAACTTGAGGAAAGAACATTTTAACAGAATACCTCTGCCCTCTCCATGCAAACATTATATCCATGATTGTTCCAACACGAGTTGGAATTCTTACAGACTCATTGTAGAATTGATCGAGAGTTTTCATTTTTCCACCTATCTTCGATTATTTATGTTTTAACAGCTGCAAAGATAACTTTAAAGGTGGTAGTGCTTGCTGTACCAGGATATCCAAGTAATCTTATTTTATCCGAATCTATATCTGCAGAGAATGTTGCAATACCTGTTGGTTGATTTAAAGTACCATATTCTGTTATATATGCATTAGTTCCGTCATGAATTAAATTGATTGATGTTGCATTATAATTTGTTCCTTGCACTACCTGAATTTGGTAATTAACAGATCTAAAATCTGTTGATGCTATTGATACTAAAGTAGAAATTCCAACACTAGTCGTTGTTGAGATTGTAGAGTCAACAAGTCCAGCACTTAAAAGAAGTGTTTGTTTTGTTACTGGTTGTGTTCCGACTATGTATGGCATCTTAATTAGCGGTTTCTAAAAGACTGAGTATCACCTTTAAAGTATCATTTTTTTGAGAAGATACTTTAATTGAATCATTAGTTTCCAATACTAATTTTCCAGACATTGGAACAAAAGCTTCTGATATTGGTACGTTTGCATTTTTTATAATTTCAGTTTCAACACTAGACCTAATATGCTTCATAGTTACTGAGGAATCACTAGTTCCAAAATTAGCAACATGTGCATACAAAACAATAGCAGTGTAACCAGTAGGTGCAGTATAAACTGTCTGCTCTGCTGTGGTTATCTGAAAAGTAACTGTTTGAAACTTATTGAGTGCTAACTGAGCCATATTAACTTAATGCCAATATAAATGGTGTCATTTCAGTGAAGAGACTCTTTGTAAAAGCCCTTCCACTAATTGTACCTGAGTTTTGATTAATTTGTAAACCATCACCTATTCTGAAATTACCTGATTGATCTGTGCTTGTGTAAACAACCTTTCCACCATCCAGTGTAACGACTTCATTTTCTTGAATAGTAACACCGCCCCGTTTGGGAGTTGCTAATGCAATAGTATTACCTGCACCCACATACTCAAATGTATGTGAACTTGCGACTATACGACTAAACTGATAGAAATATGCAGTTGATCCAATACTTACGTTGTTTAGTAAATTTTCATCTAATGTTAAAATTGTAGCCCCTGATGATGTCTCATCAAAAGTTTCAGTGTTAGATGAATAATCTTCTAGTGTTGAATCAAAGGTATAGAAATCCCCAGTAGAGATAGACGTTGAACTATTTATTGTATAGTATATTGGCTCCATTACAGCAACTGCTGTTGCCCTATCATTTCCAATATTTGGTGCTGCTATCGTAACAGAGGGTGTTGATTCATATTGAGTTCCACTGCTTATTATAGTAATAGATGAAACAGAATCCCCTTCTAAAGTTGCAAATGCAGTGGCATATTCACCATTTGGTCCTGTGGGAATATCAATATCAACATCTGGTGTAGAAGTATATCCATTCCCGCCGTTCGTTATATTAATTGTAGTAACTGATTTATACAACTTATCAAAATAAACATATTGGCCATCATATGGTTTATCAATATCTATTTTTACATTACCGCCAGAAACATATGTATGAGTTAAAGTTGAAACACCTACATTTACAACAAAAGATGTAGCAGATGGAGTCTCATCTACTTCAAAAATATATGGTGGTTTATGAGGATATGTTTTAGAACCATAAGCACATGTTAATCCAATTCCAGACATTGTAACTGCCATACCAACCACGAAATCATGATTAGTAGTCGTAGTTACAGTTGCTACTCCAGATACATTATCATATACAAAATTAGATATATTTAAATTTGGAGTTGATAAATTAACTTGAACTTCATCTTGACCTAAAGATGCTTGAGTAGTGGTTACAATTCCAGTAAATTGTAATGCACCAGTCCCTCTAGAAACTAATCCGAATGATCCAAAACTACAGTTACTATTAGCAATATCTGCTTGTCCTCCTTTATCACAAGTTACTGCTTCATCACAGCAAATAGTAAACAGTGAAACTAATTGTGCGAATCCACCATTAGTAACAGCAACACCCACACCACCTTGATTATATTGAGTATAAGCATCGACATTCATCGTTTTTAGAAGTCTTGCTTGTTTTCCGTCAACACGAATACCAGTTCCTGTTGTAGTATCACTTGTGCAGTTTTGAATATATGGGCCTTTCCATTTACCACCACCTACGTTTTCCGCAATTTCAGTGGTAGGAAATCCTACAGCAGCTGCAGGTGCAACATGTCCACTAAACGTCATATTAGATAGTTTACATGCCTTTCTTACATGAAATAAATCTTTGTTTGGTGTATTAGGCAACACCTTTACTGTTCTTAAATCATCACCAACAACAGCAACAAATGCAGGAACTTCTATTGGATTTTGTTCAACATAATTTCCAGAAAGAACTTTAATTGTTGTTCCTGATTTTGCTATACCAACAGCAGCAGCAATTGTTAATTTAGCATTATCAATCGATGTTCCATTATTTGAATCTATACCATCCTTTGCAACATAAAGAACATTGGGTGCAGAGTTAATACCTGTTGCGGTAGAATTGATAGTAACATTATCACCAATGTTGACCGTGGCATTTGTGATCGTAACAATACCAACACTGACTGTCTCTGCATCACCATCTAATGTAATAGATGATCTACCTACAGTAAGAACACCAACAATTCTAGCATCACCATCAACCAATAATGCAGTATTTCCTGATCCAACATGAACAGTTCCTATTCCATTATTAGATCCAAGAGTTGTTAAACCAACTACAGATAAATTTCTACCAATCCTTACATCACTACGAGCAGTAATTATTCCAACAGAATCTACATTTTTTACGTCTTCATATGTAAGAGTTCCACCTACAGATATATTACCTGTAATTTCTGTATCACCTTGAACAAATAAAGCCTTATCAGATCTAGCAGTAGAACCGATACCAACATTCTTTATGGTATTAATACCAACAGAATCAACGGCCCAAGTTCCAGCAGCTCCAACACCACCTCCACCTGTATTTTCAATCCATGTTTGATTACTTCTAACATATTCCTTACCATCTGTAGGAGCATCCTCTATACCACCTCCACCGAATGAAGATAATTGTTGCTGAACTCTATTAACAAACAGTCTATAGTTTTCTTGAAGTTTTTCGTAAGTTACAAACTTCTGATCTAATGGTGTTAATGGATCTGAATTATCCTCATCAGGAGGAATGTTTAAGAGACCCTCAGAAATAACTTCCTTATCAAACTTTTCAAAAGTTTCTTCAAGTTTTTCTATTTTATTTTGAAGAGTTTTATTCTTTTCTTCAAATGAAGAATATATCTTCTTTATGTCACCATCATAAGATTTTGCTTCTGGTATCTTGATAGATGAAACTTTTTTAAATAGACTTACAATTTCTTTATTAAGTCCCTTGATTTCTTCATCATAAGATTTCGCTTCTGGAACCGTTGGTATAGATTCTTCTACATTTAATATCTTATCTTTTAAATCTTGAATATCATGATCGTAATACTTTATCTCAGGTATTGTTGGAATTTTATTAGATAACTTTTCAAGTAATTCTTTTACTTCATCAATATCATTATCATAATGTTTTATCTCAGGTAGATTTGATAATGAAGATTCTATTTCTTTTATCTGGGATTCTACACTGGAAATTTCTTCATCATAATACTTTATCTCAGGTATTTCAGGAACTGCTGGAATATCTTCCTTTACACCTTCAATTAAATCTAATATTAAATTTAATTCCTTTTCATAATATCTTACTTCAGGTACTTCTGGAATACTTTCCTTTACTTGCTCTATTAATCCTTTTATTTCATTTATCTGATCATCATATAAAACAGGCTCTGGAACAGTAGGAATCTCAGAACGAACAAATTCAATTCTTTCTTTTAACGCTGCAAGATTTGAATTTATATTTGATGGATCAAATTGTTCTGGTATAGATCTTTCTACTTCTTTTATGTTAGAACGAAGTATTTCAATATCTCCATCATAACTTGCTTTATCAGCAACAGTATCTATTCTTTCTTTTAAACTTTCTAACGTATCATAAACTTCAGTTAAATCTGTTTCGCCAGGAATTAATCCTACAACTGACTGTATATCAGACTTAAGTGAATTTATTTCTTCTAGATATGGATCAACTTTTACTTTCTCTGAAATTATTGCAGCAGGTTTCTCTACGACCTTATCTTCACCAAAATGCTTCTTTGGAGCGTCGATTTTCTTATTGTTTAACTTCTGTTCCTCTAACTTTTTTCGAGCCTGTTCTTTTTTCAAAGAATCATCTTTCTTTTGCTCAAAAAAATCGGAGGGATTTCTAATCGACACTAATTACCTCTGACATTTTATATATCTAATGAAATATTTATTTTAGCAAGAAATTACTCTTTTTTCAAGTTTTGTTCCTTGATCATCTTTGCTAGATCTGCAGTTGATCCTACAAATAATGCATTGTTAGTAACATTGGTGGGTGATTTTTTATCCTCCTCATTTACGTCTTTTAGTTTCTTTTGAAGATCCATTAACTTATCAGTAGCATCAGACACACTCTTAATAAGCTGTCCTGCAACTTCATATGCTCTTGGTTGTTCACTCTCTTGTGCAAGTTCAAGAATACCATCAATAGCTTCTTGACCTTTTTCGATTATACTATAAAGATTACCTCTTGTATATGCATAATCTTTTTCAACATCATTTTTAGTTAATCTGTCAGGTTTAGTAACATTAGTAAGTTGTTCTTTTTTAGGAGAACATCCATTCTCTGGAGTAGTAGATACTTCAACAGGAGTAATGTTAAATGCCTTATCTAATTGTTTCATTAGAACGTACTCCCATCAAATCCAAAGTCATCACCTTCTGGAATCGCAATATCATCTTGGGCAGTAATTAACTTAACAGGATCTCCTCTTAGATGTGATGATGGAGTAGTTCCATCCTGACCCCTCTCAACGGTGAGAACATTACCATCTTTTGATTTAACAAGCATCTCCTCTCCACCAATATCAATAAAGTTTCTAGTGAGATTAGTGCTTGCAGTAATATTACTTGCATCATCAACCGTAATAGTAATATCAGTAATTAATATATCCTCTGAGAGATTGGTTGCAATATCACCTGTATAATTTTGAATAGCTCTTGGAGTAACAGAATATGATACATCTCTGATTGATCCAGAAACAGTTCTCCCTGTTCTGTATCCAATAGTTGCTTTCTTGACAATATCTTTGGATGCATCTGATACAGGGCCAAATAGATATGTCTTTGCAGTGAATCTTAGAGTATAAAGAAGTACTCTTCTCTGAGTAAAATCTCCTTCATAATCATCCTGCATTGTAATATTTTCTAATACAATTGGTATATCTCTTTTTTCATTTATACTTCCAACTAAATTTACTGTTACATTATATGCTGGTTGAAAATATGGAAGTATTTGTTCTGTAATTTGTAATGCATCATCATTTAACTTACACATAATTGCAAGTTCAAATTGCATATTGTAAGGAACTGGTAGAAATGCTTTCTTTGAATCTTTTCCGTTAGATGGATCTTTTACAGTAAATGTTTGAGTTGTTGTTACTTTTCTTGCAGGATCATATGTAAGACCAGTAAATTCAAATGACATTCTCGGCAAAGTTATAGCCGTAGATTTGTTTAAATCTGGAACTTGTTCTAATCTTGCTAAAAATTTCTGAGTAGGACCATATGCTAATGGCACTTTAATAGTGGAGTCCTCTTGTTTAACAGTTATATCATTAAACAAAGTACCGAAAGAAATAATTGTTCTTCTCAGAATCTCGTTATAAAAATACTCAAACATTGTTATAGTCCTGACACTTTATTTAGGGAATACCGAATGGGTTCTGTTCTGAGAAGTCTAATATCTTATCTGCTTCTGTCTCAATATTAATATTATCTGCAAATCCATCATCAGTTGGATCTGTATTTACCAATCGTAGAGCATGAACTGCACCAGATTTAGAACCAGTTATATTCTCTCCTATTGAGAATGTTCCTGATATAGAAGATACTTCTAAAACATTTGTAACTGCATCCCATGTTCTTACTTTACCTGTTGCTCCACTTGTTGCACCAGTTACAGTTTCATTAAAGATATAATTACCAGTATTTCCTGAAGATGGAGTAGAGAATGTTGCATTCAATGGAAGATCCCCTGCAGTATAACCAGCACCAGTATTAGTAAATCTAACATCAGTAACAGAACCAGCAGAGTTAAGAACAGCAACAGCAGTAGCAGTTGTACCAACACCAGTAGGGCCCGCAAATGTTACTGTTGGTGTGCTTGTAAATCCACCACCAGCAGATGTAACCGTAACGACACCAAGAGTTCCGTCAGCAATATGTGCAGTTGCTGCAGCACCAACACCAGTATCACTAGTAAATGCTACACCTGGAGCAACAGTATATCCTGCACCTGGATTAACAATTTCTATAGACTGAACAGACTTTTGATTTAATCCAATGTTTAAATTACAATACTGAATACCACCAATTAGAACAGCAGTCGCAATACCTGTTGTCCCACCAGAGGGTGCTGAAGATAATCCAATTGTTGGTGGTGTTATATAACCTCCCCCTCTATTTGATATAGTGAAGAAACTAAGACCTCCTGTAGTAACTATACCAGCAAAAGCAGCAGCAGTTGATGCAGCACCTACCAAAGTAAATGTTTGTGTTGGGCCTAGTATCGTAGGAATACCGTCTTCATTAACACCATCAGTTTCATCACCTACTAATTCATTATCAATTTCATCAATACCAGTATCAATAACTTCATCTTCGTAACGGAAGAGTTCACATCTCAATTCATAAACATAATTTTTTTGTAATTGATAAAATGGTTTTTCATGCTCTACATATTTAATTTCAAATAATCTGTCTCCTAGTGGAAAATATATTAAATCTCCCTCTTTAGGTCTAGATGTTAATTTTGTATTTGCTTCATTCTTCAGTAAAGGTTCAATATAAGTCTCATATCTTTCTCGTGAGACTATTAATGTGATTTCATTAGTTTGTTGAATACCAAACTTAGAAAGAAGAGTTGGATTGTCACCATATCCATCAAAAGATTCGATATAGGCTTCTAATGGATAAGCATCATCAAACTTTGATTGAACAACTTCCCTTATTACACTTTTTTCTGATACAAATTTTCTTGGAAGATAATGTATATCAACACCATACATCCTCAACTGTTCATTGATTAAATCTTGTACTAGATTTTGTTCTGATCGAGCACCTTGCTGAAAATATGGATTGAGTGCCATTATATTAACCTATCATATCTAATGGTGGTAACTCATAAGTATTAGACATTTGCTCTCTAATGACATCAAGTTCTTTTTGAGCGTCATCATACATTTGCCGTCCATTTAATTCAACACCACCAGGAAGTTTTACTCCTTGGAATTTCATTAAGTTTTGGCCCCATTGTCTTTTAACTAATTGAGTCACATATCGTTTTAAAAACGAATCATTCCATACTCCAGTAAATGAATCTGGATCTATGGCTTTAAAAACTTCAAATACCAAATAATCATCTTCTAATACACTACCCCAATCAATATCAATATAAAGTCTATCTTGACGTTGATTAAATCTGAATTGCTTTTGAGTAGTTAATAAGAAATCTAAATCAGACAAGTATGTTCTTGTCATAGCATAGTTTAGTACCTCAGTAGCACCATAATAATAAATGTCATTCAAGAACAACTGATACTTTACACTAAACATATTGTTAGTAGATGTAGCAGATCCATCAAAATGAAAAATCTTTTCTACTCCAATAATATCTGGAGGTAGTGGTAAGTAATTGCCATTTTCTTCAAATTTAAATTCTGTGGTAACTCCAACTGTATGCGACACAGTTGTTGTGGTTACACCAGTAACTTCAGCATCAGTTAATCCTCTGCCTCTATTTTTATCATCTTCAGTTATTCTATATTTTACATAGTCTTTTGTTACACCATCAAAATGACGTTCTTGAAATATCTGAAGAGCATCATCTATCAGGTCATCAATTTGCTCATCGGCAACATTAATTTCAAGCACTGGAGCACCCAGTTGCCTTTTAGTGTAATTTATTAAATCTGTTCTACTTGCTGGTTTCATTTGCACCTAGTCCTTAAGAGTATTTAGGGTGCAGAGGATACACCTGCATAAACTAAAATATTACCATTTACTATGTTATATATCGTTGATCCAGATCCCACTAAAACGTTATAAACATATCTACCTTCACTTAATTCCTTTGTGTCAGAAGACCCTAAAGAAATTTTGACTGTGCTTAAAGTTGCAGAGGTTGTTATACCAGCAGTAAATGTTTTTGTTGCTCCTAGAGTAGCACCAATTGCTACACTCTTTGCAATCTGAGAAGATGCAGACCATGCCGTTGTAAACGGAAATGGTGAGTTGGATGTGTTTACTACATTAAATGTTGCTGAGAAATTAGCACCACCTTGAATGGTCAGATTAGCCGCAAAGGGAACACCTGAATTTGGATCAAATGTAATATTTTTACTTGCCATTTACCAATTCCTTGAGTAGATTTTTGATTTCATTAATTTCACCTTTTAATCTTGATAGATCATTTTCCATCATTTCCACCCTATCATGACCTTTAGATCTAACTTGTTTTCGAGTTATATATTTTTCAAACTCTTTTGTATTTGTATTTACAATAGAGTTTGTTTCAATATCACGAGATAGGTCATGTTGGTTTTTAACTTTATGATATTTCATATTATGCCATTGCAATGACTCTTAGAGCTTTAACTTGAGGGACATAAACTTGACTTGTTGAAGTCAAAACTAATTTAATTCTATACGCTTTAAATGATGGTAAATCATCAATTGTAAATTCGTATGGATTAAATTCCAATTCAAATGAGTTAAATGATTCTTCATTTGTCGGAGGAACAAACGTATCAGATCTTCCATCACTCTTAGCAGGATCAATAATTTGACCGTTTTCACTTAAATTCTTAAAGCCAGGGAAAGGAACGAATATTGGATTGAAGTTTTCTTTATCACCAATAGCATAGAATGCTCTGATATCATTTAACGATGTTAAATGTGCCTCCAGCATTATTCTAATAGATGTTCCTGGATTAACTAAACCAACTTCTTTAGAGATGTATTTAAACGCTGATGGATCAGTTCCAAGTGCGTTAACTCTAGGATCAGTAGAGAAATCAGTAACAACACTATTAACTCTATTAGTTGTTAATATTAAAGAAGATCTTTGTAAATCTATGATAGGACTTACTTTAGAATTCGCTGTTCCTAATGTGAGTTTTAAGTTAGCAGATTTATTACCAGGTAACTGTGTTAACTTGTTTTCTGCGTTTACATTAGATGCAATTAATCTTGGACTATCAAGCCAATTATTATCATTTAAAGTAACAGATTCAAATCCATTATCAACATAAGGTAATTCAGTTCCATCAATACTTTGACTTGTTACTGTTCTAAGTTCTCCTGTCATAGTAGTGCCAGGAACAGATAAGGTTTGAATCGCAGGGGATACAAGATCATAAGCAATATTTTGAGTTGCTTGGATGTTAGAACCACCAGTTGATTTAGTTTGATTTAAATATAGTTTAGGGAATGATGTACCAACTGCTCTACTAGTATTGTTAGTATTAAATGTTGTTGACATATCAATATCCAAATTGTATGAATCAAACCCGATAGCCTCTCCTTTTCCTGTTGCAGTTGTTGATGCTAAATCATGAGTTTTATTAACTCTCATTAAATTTACGCCACTTAATTCATATTTAAATACAGGAGTTCCAATAGGATAATTTCTGGTTGATGCAGTGCTAGATCCTATTGATGAATTAGTATCAACAGATCTAGTAATATTACCACCAATATTATTACCAGAAACAGATGTATATTCTATGACTTCATTACCAATTTGTAAGAATCCAGTATTAGTCGTACCAACACCTACACTTTCAAACGTAGAAAATTCACTCGCATCTTCCACAGATAGAGAACCAACAGCATCTGTTGTATATTCTGCAGTTAACTTAGTAGGTTTTATATCTGATTGAGCACCAAATATTCTAACCTTATTATCAGCAAAATACATACCATGATTTTTATGATTAACTTTGATGTTAGTTCCATTACTTGCAATTACAATATCAGATATTTGAACATCACCCCCATTTGCAAAGTTTAACGCAGTTGATAATCCAGCATTATTAGTAAAGAACACTGTATTTGCCGCACCAACTTGATAATCTCCTTGAACATTATCGAGAATTAGTTCGTTAACATCACCAATAGTAACAACAGACAATCTGGCATTTAATCCTAAATTGTTATTTCCAATACTAGAAATTCCTAGAACATCACCTACTTGATATCCGTGGCCACCAACAGAGAATGTTGCACCTAAAGCAACACCATTTGCTATGGTAATGTTTGCTTTAGCTCCTGTTCCACTACCTGAGATAGTGTTTAGAGTTACATTATTGTAAGTGAGGTGACCGCTATTAGGGGTAAATCCTATTCCAGCACTAGTTACATTTAGAGATCCAGTTGCTATTCCTGCAGTAGAAACAAGATTACCTGTAGCACTAGTATTTGATTGAGTTACAGTATTACCAATTTTTAATGAAGAATCAGAAACTGTTGTTCCTAAACCAACTCTTAATTTTCTAGAATTAACTATTAAAGAATCTGGTTTTAAATATGGAATTTGTCCATTACCAGTTTTCAGATCTGCATTATATAAATCAAAGGTTCCAGTGGTTAAGAAATCTGCTCTGTATAAAGTAAATTTAAGATCTTCCCATTGACTTGGTTCCCATATAGATGCGTTTTGTGATTTGAACAATGAACCAAGATATGGTTGTTGAGATACATACGTTTCAGTAATGAGATCATTTTCACCAACTCTTGAAATATAAACGGCATATTTTGTAGAATTTGAAAGAAGTGTTAAAGCATATTCTCTATTTCCACCCTCAAGGAATATAGGAGATTCAAATTCAATTGGTGTTGCAACTGATCCATCTGCAGATAAATTAATTTCTGATGGATTTAATGTTACTTCTGAATTTGGAATAACAGTAGAAATTGGAGAACCATTTTCTGTTGCCCTTATTTGGAATACAAAAGGTATGTCCATATCATCTCTACTTCTAAAGAAGAGATCAACCCTAGTTAGGAAAATTCCACTAGGATCTTCAATTTGTATAGTTTGTGCTAATGGATCTCCCCAACGATTAAATCCTTGTGTTCTAGTAGATTGTTGTCTAGATCCTGGTACAACCTCAGTGTTTAATGTTCTCTCCACTCCTCTAGCTTCAACTACGCTTTGAGTTTCAATTCTTGCATTTCTAGTAGAAACAATTTCCTCTTGAACTGTTTGTAGAATACCAGTGGATTCAAAAGTTTCTTCAGCTTGAGTTGTTGCCACCTCTTCATTATTAGTAGGATCATTCGTCAATTGAAGAACTTTCTTACCAGTTTCAAATCTAGGATGAGAACCTAAATTTGGATCTGGAACAAAGAAACTACCAATTAATGTCGCAGAAGTATCAGAAACTAATCTAAGATTAGTAATCTTTGCCTGTGCTCCACTAGATTGACCTGTTAAAATTAATCCTGTTTCTACCCAACCATAGAAATCGCCTTGAGCATTATCTGACATTGAACGAATATCTATGTTCAATAATGTAGAAGATGCAGAGTAACTTGATGGAATAGACTTATAAGTATAAGGATTATCAGAGAATGTTGATGTAGGAATATTGTATGGGCCACCTTTATGATTAGGTTGTGCTAATCTAAATATCGCTCCTGCATTATTACCTGGTAATGATTGATTACCTAATCCAATTCCTTCTGATGTAGCAACAACTGTTTCTCCAACTTGAAATACACCAGAACTCATTTCAATTTCAAGTAATTTTGGAACACAATACTTGGATACATCTTTTCCATCAAAGAATGCATATAACCTTGTTAGAGGTTTTATTCTTTTTGCAACAAATTGTATATTTCTAGACCTTAAGAAAAGAACTAAATCTCTACTTATAGTTTTATCACCTAATGACTCTCTATCAAACTGTTCAACAATTGCTGTTCTAGTTCCTGATCGTTGTGAAGTTCCTGATTGAATTGTTCTTCTTTCTCTTTCAAAAGTTGTAGTCCAGATATTTCTTCCAGACATACCACCATCATGACTGTGCTGTCTAAAGGTAGTTCCTCTGTTAACTCTTCTTTCAGTTGTAGTGGTTCCACCAGTCCAGTTAGTTTGCCATGCATTCCATATAGTCCCTGCAAATCCATTTTGATCAACACCAAGACGAGCTTGAGCATCAGCAAGAACAGAAGAAAAATTACCTTCTTGATTAATAACTCTAGCTTCTAATCTAACAGTATCTACCCAGTTATCAGTTGCTGGATTTAATTCTACAGTTCCTTGCCAAAAACTAATCATGAATGGAGTTACACTTTCACTTCTAGTTCCAAATGATTGTTTAATATATTCAACTTCAGCATAATCTAAACTAACAATATCACCTGTTCTTCTTACATTAATACCTTCTACTAGAGAAAAATTATTGTCTGTAGTTGAATCTGTATTGACAACAGGGCCAGGAATTAAATCTAGAGATGTTGTATAATGTCTAGGACGTAAAGATTGTTGAGTTAAATCAATACTGTTCTCTATAGAAGCTGTAAAAGCAGTGTCTTGAGCTGATATTGTTGTAAAATTATCTACAAAAAATCCTGATTTAAATCTATTAAATCCATCCTTGTCAGGAATAAACATGTTAGAAGTTGTATTTTCTAACATTGATAAAGTAGTGTAGTATTCTAAACTCTTAACTCTATCCTCAAGATCTTTAATATCACTCATCTTAAATCTTTTATATTTCAAATATTCAATTGAAATATCTTTTACATCATAAATGTATGGTGGTAAAGTTAATTGAGCTATTTCTAAAGCATTATCAACAGCAGTAGGGAGATCTGGTTTA